TCTGGTAGACTCTTCTTTAGTAATAGTTCAATTGCCTTCATTCTTGTTGCTGAAATCTCATTTTCAGTCAAGCCAAGTGCATGATTTTGAAGAACATTTACGAGCTGACTAGTTTGAATCTTAGTCCTTACTTCGTCTTGATGTCTTTTGCGTAGTCTTTCTGCCATGATTGTAACTCCATTACTGGGTCATTACCTTAGTTGTTAATTAATTACCACTTTACCTTATTCGCCCAATAGGCCGCACTCATCTTACCTTTAGCTATATTATCAGAATGTCTTGCCTTAAATGACTTAGATCTTGCAGTATCTTTTTTATCACCGCTAACACCTTGTTGACCAAAGCGTATTAGTTTTTCTTTATCGCCTACCTTTGCCAGTACTGCATGGCTTTTAGTAGGATGGTCTGGAGTTCTCTTAGGCTTATTAACACCAGAGAATGTTTCTTTACCTTTTTTAATCATTTCTTTTTCTTAGCTGTCTTAGCTGCCTGTTTAAATTGTTTTGCTGTTGGTGCATTCTTGCTGCCAACCTTGTTCATCTTTTCGTCTGAACCTGCTTTAATTCTTGCACGCTTAGCATGAATGTTAGCATATAATCCTTGTTTAGCCATTATTTGTATTCCTCTTCTTCGTATTCTTCTTCTTCGCCTTTGTTACCATACTCATACTTGGCCATCATAAGCATTTGTTTTTGTTTGGTAGTCATCTTATCTTTGATAGCACCACCCACTAACCATGCACTACAAGTTCTATCTGCAGCACATTTAAATTCAAACAGTTCACAGTAACCTAACTCAGCTGCACCCACTACTTCATTAGCATATGTTTCTTGATCTGATTCTTCTTTTTGTATACCGCTAACAATACAATCCATCATTTCTGGTGTTTGTATAAATGCAGCACAGTTACCACATCTCATTGTCTTAGCGTTCTCTACAGATGTTTGCCATTCGTCAGCCTTCTTAGCCCAGAAATCTTCATTAGGAAGTTCTGGATTAGCTGCACCGTAACCTACATTCTTAAATGCCCAGTCACGATTCTTTAAGTTGACCTTAATATCATGCGTTGCTATTGGACATTCTTTAGCCATTATCTGCCTAGCATTCTTAATAATGAATTTAAATCCAAACCTCTTGGAAGCATTTGGTTTTGTATTGGCATAGTATTTTGCATAGACATACCACCAGCATAAGGAGGAATGTTTTGCATAGTATTAGCTTGTGGATTATATCCTCTTAGAAAGTCTACATCTGAAGGTGTGCCTTGTGTGTAAACATCACCCATTTGTCTTAACCTTGACATTTCATCCATCTGAGCTTTCATTTGTGCAAACTTTAATGCAGCTAATTCATCTTCAGTCATAGTACCTGTAGGTGATTTACTGTTAGAGCCGCCTAATAATCCTGCTAATCTATCCATGATGTGTCCTTATTTTTTCTTTTTCTTGCTCATGCCTGCTTCGCTTAAAGCGATTGCAATACCTTGAGCTTTAGATTTAACTACCTTGCCACCCTTACCAGAGTGCAATGTACCAGCTTTATACTCACCCATTACTTTTGCTACCTTTTTTAACTTCCCTGCTTTTGATGTGGGCTTCTTCATCTGGCTTCCTTAATTTAAAATGTGTTAGGTTTCTACAGTCTTGACATATAGAAGATCCTGTGTCATCTGAATCGTATGGTTCACCACACTCTTGACATATTTGCACTTGGATCATCTTATTCAAACTAAAAAAAAAGCCTGCTATTACACAGGCCAATTATGGAGTGCTATGAAAGTGATAGATACACTTATCCCAGCACCAGCGATTATATCATATATACATGGCCATTGTCAAGTGCTAATTGGGTATTCTGCGTGTTGCTATGTTTAATAAATTATCGTAGGCCATATTCATGTGGTAATCTTGCAACACCTCAGCCCTAGATCCTGTGTACTTATGATACACAGCATTCTGTTGACGTTCTGGAAGTGAATCTATAATGGCCTGTATAGTTTTAATGTGGTCTGCCTCCATTGATTCATACATCTCATCAAAGGATGTACTATTCCCACCAGTACTCATACCTAAACTACGACTAGGAAAGCCAAGCCTACTATTACCACTATGCTTAAGACTTCTTGACCATGCCTTTAATAGATCCTGCAGCCTTTCCATTGTCATACTAATCCTCCAGAGAATATATTGAGCTAACGTTATTTGACTCTGATCCATTGTGTGATCTTAAATTATGTTTGGTGTGTGTTTCTTTGTAAACTGTGCCAGACATATTTTCATAGCCAGCAGGTAATGGCCTAAGTATATTCTGAAGTAAACATGGGCTATCTTTAAAATACAATGTATGACTCTTACATCCACTAGCATTTAAATAACGATAGGCCACCATGTTTGCAATAGCACTTACAATTTGTTTGTAGTTAGCATTAATACGTCTAGCTATTTCAGTAGATGAAATTCTTTCGTCACCTACAGCTTCAATAATTAATTCTCTTAATTTTGCAATGGTAATTTCTTCACCATTAACTTTATATATTTTTTGAGATTTAGCTTCGTTATTTTGTGAGTTCATAATGTTTAATTGTTTTCATGTCTTTAAAAGGAACTAGCGTTATTCTATCTTTTTTGTTTGGCCTTTGGTGAATAATATAAATTCCACTTCCAGTTTTATAATTATTGTCTTTTAACTTTTGCATTGTCATATCTAACAATTCTTTTCTACTAACAATAAACCATATCTCTTCTTTTTCAAATACAATGTAATCAGCATCGCCTTTAATCCATCCATGATCACCCATAACGTTTGTACCTTCTACCCATGTACATTCGTCTTGGTTTGGAAATTTAATTACATTTTTAATTGCCTTAACATCAAACTTTAATTCTTGATTATTTATAATTGGCAATATTCCTTTGACATCCCAATGCTCAATCATGTCTTGTTCTTTTGTTGACCAAACAACATTACTTAAATGAGATGCAAATCTTTTTTCAGCATCTGATCCAACTGCATATTGTTCTTCAGTAAAATGTTTCAACTTACATCTACTTCTTTTATTTGCCAACGATTGTTTTGCTTATATGTACCCCATACAAGTATCTTCCATCCTGCCTTGCGTACATACTTAACTGATTCACTATCAGCTATCTTTTTTATGCGTGCACCCATGTTACTCTTTGATGTGACCTGCACCGCTACTACTTGACCTTCTTCAGTTATAGCAAGGATGTCAATAAACGTAAACAAATCTTTGCGTACACCAGCATGGAAATTAAACGTTTCCACTATCTGTACTAGTGGGTAATTTTCCTTCTTCATTCTCGCTAAGGCTACTTGCGTTGGTGACATTGCCATTAAATTGTTCCTCGTTAGGTTTATTTGTTCCGTCTAAAAATCTTTTTTCAACTTCACCTGTGCTTTTATTGCATTGGTATTCGTAATCTTTTTTAAAAATTCTACTCCAATTATCTTCTGCCTCTTGCTCAGATATTAATAATGGCCTTCTTCCAGAACCTTTACCCATCATCATCCTCCATGATATGAACTTTAATATATTTATAAGCTGCTTCAATTGCTACAAATGGAATTAAGAATGGCACTAACATAAAGCCAACAATACCTACAATAAATCTAAGCATTTATTCTACTCAATGTATCAGCAAGCAACTCTTCTTCTGTACCAAACTTACTTTCAAATGTTTCTTGGCCTGCGTGTAATGCTATACCATGTCCACCATGTTGGTGATGGTTTGGGCACAATGGAATTGCGTTCATAAAATTATTACGCATACCCATTCCCATACCATGACGAATGTGATGTATGTGTGGAGGTGAATGACCCCACCCCTCTCTTAAACATACAATACATCCAAGCTGTGACAGTTTATCATAGTGCTGCTTCTCTGCTTTTGTCAAAATGAAATCCTAACTCTATTGCGAAACGTTGAATGTCTTGAATATAATTTTTGAACTCGTCTACATTTAAAGATGTCGTACTCTTTATAGCATATATTTCAGATCCTGCAACTGTCTTTTTTTCTGAAAGATATTTAAAACGAAACATATCATGCAACTCTTCTTCAGAGTAACCACAGTAATCACCAATCTCTTTTAACATTGCCCAGTACAAATCATTTTGTGAGTTAGATCTTTTTGATTTAAATTTATCTAATTCAAGATCACCATCTTTTTGAAAGTCATGGCCATTAATTTTTGCTATCGCCATTTCCTTGTTGTGTTTCGTTATCCTCATACGCTTTGCTCCATTTACTAGATTTATAAACCATTCCATTTTTTAATGTTACCTTCCATTCAGTAGGTGATAAAAGTTTGCCTTCTTCGTCAACGTCAAAACATTTAAACCATTCAGTTGTTTTGTAGTTCATATTGGTTTATCTCTATAACGTAATGATTTAGGTTGAAACCACAATGGTACTGATCCTTCCCATTCAAAATGCCTTTGTTTATTTACAGCCATAAATCCATCTGGAACTATTTTAGCATCTTCTTCAGAAAGTTTACCATCCATTATGTCTTTTTCTTTTTTCTTATTACGATATACTGAAACACAATTATCAGCAAGATTGGTGATTGTCGCAGAACCTGCCACGTCAAACTTACTTGGTGTATGTGAAGTTTCGTCTATTGTTTTTCTACTATGAGCCACTAGATGAATGTGAATATTTAAATCTCGTGCTGCAATACATAACTGGTCAACAAATTTCTTTTGGCCATTATAATCATCCTCATTAATAGAGCACTTCATTAATGAATCTACCACAAAATGCTGGCAACCCATTTGCTCTGCTGCGTAATAGATAACTGATAATACAGACGTTGGGTTAGTAGATCCTAATTGATCGTACAAAAACAATTGACCTGTACTGCTATTACAAAACTCAGTAATGGCTGACTCTGTTGGTTCGCTAGTGCCTACAGACTGACGAATATACCTAGCTAATGTACTACGACAAGACATCTCAAAAGAACATATTAAAACTTTATAATTCTCTATGAGCTTCAGCGTAATATAACTGAGTAGCATACTCTTACCATGACCGCTATAGCCAGACCAAATAGTTGTTTCGCCTAAACGAAGTCTGAAATTTTCTGCCTTATCAAACGGAAGATACGCACCACTTTGAATCTCGCCAGAGAAATATCCAATAGTAGATTCAATAAAAGTATCTGGACTCTTAATTTTACGATATTCATCTGTATCCCTTTTAAAAAAATAGTTCTTAATCTTATCCTCATTAATTATGAGGTTCTGCATTTTCTCTTCTAATGACATAAGTCGTAAGCCTTTCTCAATCTTTCAGCTGCAATTAACAATCTATCTTTATCTTCTAGTGGGAGTTCTTTCCCATTTCCAATCTCTATAGCTGCTAATGCCACTAGCAATGTTTCATTAGAAATAGATTTTAATATTGAGTATGGATTAAAAGGTTTTGATACTGGCTTGAAGTCACCTATACGTTGAGGAATAATATCATCAAACGTTAATCCAACTGCACCAAGTATATCATTAGCTGCACAGCCTGCAAAGCAATTTATAAGAATTCTTCCATCTGGCATCTGTTTAACCCCTAGCGAGGCTGTTCTATCGTCATGTGCTGGGCATAAACATTGGTATTCATCTTTACCAGACTTATAAGATTTTTCAAAGTGACCTATAAATTCATAAATATTCATGATATGTCCTTAATAAAAGATCTCTTCTTCTCTTCTGTCTTCTTCTCTTTTCTCATATCATCTTCTCTCATATCTTCTTCTCTTCTCTTCTCTCTAGCATAGGTTGTATACTCGTTGAATATAGAATTGTCTGAGTCGCCCTCAAACCAAGCGTTAAGAGAGATTAACATATCCTGTACAAACTCTTTGTCCTTATGCAACCTAAAGCATAATTTTTTAAGATCTGGAAGCTCACCATTCTTTTCTGAAGCTAAACACCAAAGCTCAAAAAGTGTGGCCTTTTGATCTGAACTTAACTCATGCCAGTCTGGATCGTTAATAATATCCCTGCCATATACCTTGAACCAGACCATAGAAGCCTTGTTCTTAAAGTGCTGAAACTTACCCCAATTGCGTACTCTCATAAATCCTCCATAGTTAAACTGCCAAAAAAGCGTATCATAAGTAAAAAGCAATTGCAATATATTTTTTATATAAATCGTATATAAATACTTGACATTGTTTTTAATAGGCATAATATAACTCTTGTAATACATTTTTAACTATGGAGGTTATGCAAATGGAAAAGAATACTTATAACATTTATCAAATTGCTTGGGGTCACTATAGCAATGGTCAAAAAGTAGCTATGCACACAAGAATGGTTTCTAATGGTTTAAGCGAAGAAGAAGCAATAGCTAGTGCTGAAGGTTGTAGGAATACTTATATTAGCGAAACGTTTGTAATTACTCCTCAGGAGGTAGTGTAATGGAAAATACAGTAGAAAATATAGTATCTTATGTTAATGGCCTTAAAGATTTTGATTGGTACTATAAGTATTCAGATGATCATAGGGCATGGGAAAGTGCTACTAAAGCTAGGAATACTTTACTTT